CAGGACAATGAGATCCTCACTAACTCCCGCAAGCTTGGGAAGTACATGTCTGATAGGATCTCGACCTTGAGTATGGTCCTAAATATCAGGTCAGCTGGTTCGTTCCAGAACAAACAGACCTATCGCCAACACAGCAGGTGATGAGAGATACTATGGGAGTAATGTCGGATCTGGAAACACTGGCTGCGATCGACGACGGTCGTGTCATCATCTGGCCCTTCGATCGGCAATCACTCAATACCAGCTCGTACGACATTCGCCTTGGTGAATTCTACTACGAGGAACACCGTCCGTCCCTTGCCACGAGGGCCCGCGCTTTACTGACTCCGAAGCGCGCAATGGTTTTCAACCCGTACGACAAAGAGCATGTCGATCGAGTCTGGGGCAAGGACGAAGATTTCCTACGAGCAAAGCCAGCCAAGGAAGTCTTGAGGTCCTATATCTCGTCGGACTGGATGGGGATCGAACAGCGTGACCTCCTAACTACAGGGATTCATCCAGACGACCTCATCATCCTGGTGGGTCCGCGACGTACCATCCTAGCCCACTCCCAGGAGTTCATCGGGGGCGTACGCTACGCCACTTCCATGATGAAAGCAAGGTCGAGCTGGGGGCGAAGCTTCGTCGAGGTATGCAAGTGTGCTGGCTGGGGTGACATCGGGTTCTTCAATCGCTGGACAATGGAGATCACGAACAACTCCTACTGGTACTCCATCCCCCTAGTAGTAGGCAGGCGGATCGCACAGATTGCCCTCCTGACCACTGGTGAGATCCAGGGAGACTCCTACTCGACGGAGCAATCCAAGTACCAGACGTCCGAGAAGCTCGATGACGTCATCACTACTTGGCATCCCCGCCTACTCAAACCAGGCTTGTGGCGTGACAGAGACATCGTGCGGATGCCTGCAATGCCTGAGCAACTTCCTCTAGCGGCCTAATACATGCCCAACCACGGTAAGGGTCCTCCTAAGAAGCAGTTCTGCCCTAAAGGTCATGATACCTTTAAGGTAGGAAGGACCCGGAATGGCCGATGTAGAGATTGTAACGACATTCGATATGCATCACGCACAGATCAAGAGCGCAGGGATGAACGACGTCGCCGAAGGTATAGGCAGCAGAGAGCCATAGTCGAGAAGTGTGCCCAAGTAGCCTCTAACTACCTATCATCGTTCCCTAACGACTTCATCGGTGCAGTAGAAGCGGCGTTCCAAGTTCTTCCTGATCATGCCCGTACGATGCTTGTACCTTCTCCAGAGACAATAGCTGCCCTTAAGAGGCCCGACTATGAAGATTACTCTCTGCGGCTCCACCAAGTTCGAAGGTCTGTTCTTCGCTTGGGACAAAGCTCTAACGACAATGGGTCACATCGTCTACAGTCTGGGAGCCTTCCCAGCAGTAGAGAATAAGGACCGAGAGAGCAAAGGCTATCTGACGGATGAACAGAAGGAGATCTTCGATCTAGTCTACTATGCCAAGATTGAGGAGTCCGACGCCATCCTAGTCCTCAATCCGGGCAACTACATCGGTGAGAGCTGCCGGCGAGAAATAGCCTGGGCCCGTATCCGGAATAAGAAGGTCTACTGGCTGAAGGCTCCAGTATTAGGACCTGGAGAAGCCTGGATCGAGGGAGAAACCAGCGTCGATAGTATACCAGGCTTCCAACGGTACACCTATAAATATGGGCTGCCTGAGCAGTTCAATGGTGATGGTAGTGATCCCCGATGAACATCCAACGTATCCAAGGGGCCACAAGAGTCCTAGGTAAGTCGCAGGGCTACCTAGGTTTGCCAGTCAGAGACCAGGTTATGGACTGCCCTCCAGCTGGGATAGTCCCAACCATGACGACAGCGTGGGAACCTACTCCGGACGAGCTGGAGGCTATAGCTAGAGGCGCTCCAGTCTACGTCAGAATCTTCGGTACAATGCATCCACCCATCACCGTATACGTAGGCGAACCCCCAGGGGACGAGGACAATGTTGGAACTTGATCCGGGCCACAGGTACCTCCTGGACATCCTAGACGGGCCTCCCGATGAGAAGGTCGTCAAGGAATATGTCAAGCGTGAAGGGCCGAACTACCCAGGCAACGTAGGCCATCATTCAGGTCCGACGCTGCAGGAGAACTGGCGTGCCGATATCGCACGGCTCCAACACGTGAACTCCCAGATCCCGTGCAACGAAACCTTAGCTGCTATCAGCCTTCTGAGGCAAGCTATGTTCCTACTGGAAAGCAGAGCCAAGAGGACTCACGGGCAAGTTCTGCCTTGTGTTGACCTTGACACGATCGAGCATTATCCCACCTGCAAAACCTGCGGTCATATCCTCTGCACCATCCACCAAGGGGCTTTATGATGCCAGCCAAACCAGATCTGTGTGTCGACTTCGACGGTGTCATCCACTCCTACACCTCAGGATGGCATGGATCACACATCGTAGCTGACCCTCCTGTCCCAGGAGTCTTCCAATGGCTCTATAGGGCTCAACAGTACTGGAGGGTGAATATCTATTCCTCACGCTCAAAAGAAGCGGCAGGCATTCAAGCGATGAAGCTCTACTGTAAGGAACATGCGACCAAAGAGCTACAAACACCATCTGCGATCAAGGACTTCCTGCAGAACCTACAATGGCCGACGCAGAAGCCTGCAGCCAACATGACGATCGATGATCGAGCATTCTGCTTCCAAGGCAACTGGGACGATCCGGCTCTCGACCCTCGAGTGCTTCTGCAGTTCAAACCGTGGAACAAGCGCGGCCCGGAGACTCGTACCCTTCCGTTTCACATTCAACACTTGATCGACGCCATCAACATTGACCAGAAGGACCTGGCTATCCACTTGGAGGCCTCCATCCTCAAGGAATTGTACGGACCTGTGACAAGGTGACCCGACCAATTTCCACGGACCATAATTTTACCCTAGAGGAACCGCAAAATAACTCTTGCGTGCCCCTTAGGATCTATTGTATAATCTATTTGTAAGTTGGAGCTTACAAGCTTCAATGGGTACTAGATCAAGGAGAGGACAAGTTATGGCACAAGGACAACAGGATCGCCCGCAGGAAGCCATTCGCGAACCGGGTGCAGGGGCGTCGACCACGACCACATCGCCGGCGGCTTTGGCGACGGGATCGATGGCGAATACGGGAACGGTTGCCCCGACGACTGCGGCTCCGACCGACGGCAAGCCGGCGCCGACCGAAGAGCAGCTGCGTGCGGCTCGCGAGGTCGTTGCTCGGGCGAAGCAGGCGGGCGTCAAGCTGACGGCGTCGGGTGGGGGTCAGGCCCGCATCATGCTGCCGAACGGCGAATCGCGCGCTGCCTACATCAAGCGCCGGTGGGCCGAGAAGGCGGAACGCGCCACGATCGTGAAGGAGATCCAGAGCGCCGGCCCGCCGCACGACAAGTGCACCTACCAGATCGTCTTCGCCGCGACCAAGGGCCTCCCCGGCGGTCCCGACAAGGACAAGCCGACGGGCGATGACGGCAAGACCTATTCGCTGCAGCCGCCGAAGCCTGGCGCGTCGCCGGCAGCCTCGCAGACGAACCAGGGTGCATCGGCAGCCGCCGCGGAGTAACGAATCACTGGCCAGTGAGCTGAAGTACGGGCCGCTATGGGTTGGAGGCTAGCGCCTCCTTCCCTGCTCTCGTACGTTGGTCGGAAACAAACCATCGGCAAGGCCAGCGACCCGTACTCAGCGACGAGTCCAACGTTGTCAAGGTCCGACGTCATGAACAGGATGCACGCCCCGGTACGCAGCCTGCAAGCATCGCCGAGGGCTCCTTTGATGGAGGTAGGCGAGGAAGCGGTAGGCTGTGGGCATAAGTCCTAGGCAAACCCGGGGTATTGGAGGACGGCGGTTTGCGTGTGCTCCCTAGGTTGACCATGCTACGACCGTTCCCGAGGCTTTGGGGGTTGTGCCTGACGAACAGATGACGCTGCGTGAAACAACCTCCACTGTTTTAGTAGGGACGGCTTCGGAGGGTGTGCCGTAAACACCTTCCACTCTGACGTGATGTGCCGCTATCGAGCTAGCGACATGTTACTCCTCAAAACTTGGCCCGGTAGCTGTAACTTATGGACTCGCCCCAGGCGCTAACACTTGCTGAGTTAGTCGGCGAAGGAGCGGTTTCGCAGCTGCCGGGCTCTTCTTTTTTCGAGTTCTACCAAAAGGTAAAGGGGCGACCACCAGTCGAAACCCTACCGTACGAGATTATAGGCTTGGACCCTGGAGAGACCACAGGCGTCAGTGTTTGGACCAGGACAGGCTCGGAATTCCAGGTGCAGTCATTCCAGATCAACACCTCCATCATCGAATGGGGCGTTGACAAGTTTAACATCCTACTCCAACGTTCTCCAGGCAAGTGTGTAGTCATAGAGAACTACCGCGTGTATAGTTGGAAGGCCAAGATACATAGCTGGCAGGAGCTCCTCACTCCCCGGTTGATCGGGGTGGCTGAGACCTTCTGCCGTCTGGGTTCGATCCCGATCGTCAAGCAGATGGCACAACAAGGGAAGTCGTTCGCAACTGACGACAAGCTAGAACAATGGGGCCTCTACCTTAAGGGGAGACCTCATGCCATGGATGCTACACGTCACGTCTGTCAGCTACTACTCTTCGGAGAATGGAAGTAATGATGCAAAGGAGCAAGTCAGCAATCGTAGCTTTGCTCCTAGCCACAACGGCTTGCGGAGGATCACCCTTGGCTCCGCTTCAGCCGGGAAAGGTCAGGATCTCCGACCCTATGCAGTACCTGGCTCAATCGCGAGCACCCGACGGTAACGTAGCAACTCCCCTACACGACTACGACCCGATAGCTTATCGCAGGTTCGACTTCGGGCACTCTCAAGCGTCAGACAGCTTCCTGACTGGCCCGACTTCGGCGATCACAACCTGGAGCTACTCTCCCTGGAATGAGTTCACCGACGCCAACGGTGATGGTGGGGAGACCTATGAGCTCCAGGGCGATAAGGTGTTGATCACCAGCACGAAGCATATGGGCATCCCTACGACAGCCATCTCATGGGTCGCCCTACGTACCGACACCGTAGATTGCTCGCAGGGTTGGACGACCTACTCTCCACTCGAGCGAGGGTGTAGAGTAGCAGTCACATACCCGAACATCGGACCAGTAGACACGATCGTCAGTGAGCATCTCAACCCAGTTGAACAGTTTGTTGAACGCATATTCCTGGGACGAGGCTGGGGCAGACTAGCATGGCAGACGTTCCGAGCCTCGGGACAGCCAGTCAAGGACCGTTGCCCCGACTTCGGATGGAGCACCTATGCGAGCTGGGCTCTAACCGATTGTCGGTATGCCCTCAATGTCGAGCAGGCATCAGGCAATCTAACAGGAAAGAATCTCTGGCACCCCTAGTAAGCGAGCGGGATAACCTAACCATGCAGTCCGATAATGAGAGAGCTTGGGAACGGAGTAAGCGAGAGGGCGTCAACCCGAAAGACCTGATCGGGGTCACCAAAGTCCCCTTCCAAGTCGTTCCTTGGCCGGCTGTCGCTTACATGTCGTTCTGCATGTATGATGGAGGAGTCAAGTACGCTCCCGTCAACTGGCGTGACATCGCCGTCAAGCTAAGCATCTACGCCGAAGCTGGGCTAGGCCACTTCGCTTCGATCCTCGACGGCAAGGACTATGATCCCGTCACTGCATTACACCATGCGGGCTATGCTATGTCGTGCGGAGCGATCATCCTTGATGCCTTGATCACCGACAGCCTCATCGACGACCGCTTTGCAGTGCGTCGCCAACGTCCAGGGGCTCTGGCATCACGCGACATCGTCGGCTACCCAGAAGGCAGGCCAGGTGCCATCAAGGAGATGATCGCCAAGCCTCTCCGTCTCGATCCTATCGGTTCTATACCGGTACCTCCGCCTCAACCGTCAGCAGATCCCGAACCGGTACCTGCACCTGAGAGTCTGGTCCCAGACGGAGGTCGGGAGGAGCCGTTCTAACCTGCTCAACTAGCCAAAAACCAACCTGAGGAGTAACCACTATGAAGATCAGAGCCCTCAAATATGGGACTCTAGAGGTAGTCGGAGCCGTCGAAATCCAGGACATGCAGATGTCCAGCGCCCATGCCTTCAAGCTTGAGGACAAGCCGGTCCCAGAGATGGTAGCTTGTGGCAAGACTCCCTACTGGATCGACGACGAGAACAATCCTATTGTCGAGTACGACGGAGGCACCTGGGATATGCGCTCCACTCGGATGGAGTTCTTCCTGGAGGTCCCGGAGGAGTTCATCGGCCGACTGCCTGGCTGGATCCGCATGCCTCCTAAACCGATCATGGTCCTCGGCGACTTTACAAACTGCTGACGGCTAGTCCGATGGCAAATCCTGAGGCGTACACGACCTATCTCGGGAATTCCTACTACGAATGGACTTCCTTCGAGAGAGGGTTTGATGTACCGACAGCCTTCATGGAGTCTGTTCGAGTTGGCTTCCACATGCCGAGGTGTGACATGTGCCAGGACTTCCCTGAGAAGCTCGAGATAGGTAGGCTCGTTAGGCCACTCATCCACGAGCCCTCAGGGCGAATTATCCACATGCAGCATCTCGATACCGAAGTTCGGATCGAATGCCACGGCCATCGCTGGAGCTTCCAAGGGTCCCAAGCTGCTGCCTACCTAAACGCCATGTTCGAGCCTGGACCCGGCTAGCTAATGGCAACCGGTAAGGCAGTAGACCGCTACAAGGACAAGCGTACGCTTGATTGGCGTAGGCGCACTACGTATACGATCTGGTACCACATTGTACGCAGGTGCTACGAGCCTATGCATGACTCGTACTGGGAGTATGGAGGAAGAGGGATATGTGTACATGAAGAATGGCTCTATTCTCCATACTCTCAACAGCCGAGGACAAAGGCTGAGGCTTTCCGAAACTTCGTGCGAGACGCAGGTCTTCGCCCAGGACAACACGTCTCATTCGATCGCATTGAGGTCAACGGCCATTATGAGCCGGACAATACCCGTTGGGCAAACGGTCACGTTCAGGCCAGAAACAAGCGGAACAGTCTATACATTGACGACCCAGATAATCCCGGCACCAAAATTCCGGTTGCCGACCTAGCCGACCGTATGAAAATCCCATATCAGAAGCTCAGGTACATGCTGAAGTCCCAAGGACGCTGGCCAGGAGATGTCAACGATGGAGAGGTGGATCAAGGTGAGTGACCTGCCTGACCTATACCAGGTCTGGTGTCAGGAGTTCACAGCAGGTCTAATAATCGACACATCGGACAACCGCTGTGTCAGTGCAGCACCAATACTAGCGACACGACACAAGTTCATCGGTAAGTCCCTCAAGTACATTCAAAACGTCTGCCACAACAGACGCTGGACGCTGGAGAAGCTCAGCCAATAAAGGAGGAGTGACATGGCACAGTCAGTTGACCTGAGTGAGAAGAGGTATTGGTACAAAGAGACAGTCGTCAAGTTCGGCAAGTTCAAGGGTGAGGATTACACCTGTGGACAGATCATGGCACTGGAGCCCTCATACCTGATCTGGTGCGACGAGAACATCGAATGGTTTAACCTCGACGAGGACTTCCGGATGGAAGTCGAAGAAGCCGTCGAGCGTGAACGGGAACACAAAAGGTCAGAGCGTCGAGGCAGTCGAGGTCGTCGGGCTCCGACTATCGTCGACCTGACTACCGGTCGCGAGTCCAACGGCATAGACGACGACGAGATCCCCTTCTGAGCAGCAGGACTAACATGATGTGTTGGGCAATCGGTATACTGTTTATAATAGCTGTACTCGTCGCAGCATTTGCCTTCCCCGATAAAGGAGGAGACTACAGTTCTCGCAGATAGTCCATAGTCCTCAAGGGAGAAGAGCCGGGTTCAGCCCGGCTATATTTTTGCCCTATCTCCTAAAAGGCCCCAAAAAATACCTGTTGAGGTCCCATAGGAACTTATTATATAATATACTCAAGAATCTTAATTTACCACTACGACATCAACCAAGAGAGGAGCGAGTAGCATGCGCGTATTTCGGCAGGGCGATGTCCTGATTCGGGAAGTCCCGAAGGATCATATCCCAATGATGCTAAGCGGGACGCAGACGGTCAAGCGCGACCAGCGCACTGGCAAGGTGACGTTGGCGTACGGGGAGGTCACCGGCCACCACCACACCTTCTCGGATAAGTCGAAGGTCAACATGTTCGCGAAGGCCGGCGAGGCCGAGATGTTCGAAGGCCCCTCAGGCGGCAATAGCGGAGCTCGCGAGCTGGCTAAGCTCCGTCACGGGGTCGAAAGCGATCCCCTGATGGATCCGACCCTCCGCCGCTTCATCGACGTCCAGTCGGAAGTGGCCTTACTGGAGCACCAGGAGCACACCACGATCGAGGTGCCCAGGGGTTTCTACGAGGTTGTGATCCAGCGGGAATACGCTGGTCGTCAGGAAATCAGGCGCGTGGCGGATTAGCTGTCGCTCGCACGAACGAACGGCAGCTACGCCTGATTTGGCGGGAGGGGCCTTACCGATGTCACTGCGATCTGAGGGTTGCGCAGCTAGCGTGTCACGCTGGGACTTGTAGGCATGGACTCCTCCCGTCACCTCGAGGATTTTGTAGCATCTCTCAGTAAAGGAGAGATTGTCCTCTCATACCTGAACCTTGCTGGGATCGAACGAAAGGCGATCGCACACATGAACGAAGTTGTCGACTACTTCTTCAATACACAGCCTGCAGACCGTGCGACAGCGGAGAGGGCTATCCTCACTTTCCACCACCATGCTAACGTCCATGGAAACCAAAATGAGTGGCTGGACCAGAAACCACAGTTCATCTGGTGTCAGTCTCCCCAAGCGATGGTCGTCATCTCCAAGGTCCTCAGCGACATCCATGAAGGCACTCGGCCAGTAAAGCCCTCAGGGATGCGTCCAGGCCCGGGCGCCAAGATCCACGCACCTGCGCGACTTCAGAACTCGGTCCGGGGAGACACTCCTGTCGAGTATCTAATCGGACAGGCCACAGATGTCTTTGACTCCCGAGGACTGGACATCAGCTTAAGGGCTATGGGGACAGTCTCAGGACACTGGTCCTCGACCGTGGAGAACGAGACGCTAGACAGCCTGTTTCGCGGAACCAGAAGAGGAGGCTCGGTCCTACGAGGAACTTGGCCATGGAGCCTGGAGAACATTGCAAGCCAAATCAGGTTCTCGATTAAGACCAACCCGGATACTACCTTGTACTCTGAGCAGGGGGGTAACGGGAAAGACGGGGAGTTAGTTGAACGCAGCCTAGCAGCTACCGAACCACATCTGTCACAGATCAAGCTTGACCCCAAGTTCTACGGGCGGAGGCTCAAGCTGAGGCATGCATGGTTAGGACAACATGCAGTAGACGATCACTCCTATACAGATCTTGCATGGGCGCTACGTAGGTCATGTAACTGGGTCATGGACTATGGCTCATTCGTGTTCTGCTGCGAGCGTCCTGCAGAGATTCACTACCAAGACCTCGGCACAGGAACTACAAGGTATCGGCTCCACAATGAGAATGGGCCTGCAGTTAGGTTCCACGACGGCTGGCAGATGCATGTGCTTAGTGGAGTCGGTGTACCAGACTTCGTTGTCGAGAAACCCCACTTGATCACTACATTCAAGATCAACCGAGAAGGGAACCAGGAAGTCCGGCGGATCATGATCGACCGCTTCAAGTTCGGCGAGCAGCCCTCAGGGATCGCCGCTTACGTGATCGCCTGTGGAGCAAAGCGCATCAGCCATGACGAACGCTGGGGAACCCTCTGGAGGTTCAGGAACGCACAGCTTGCGAGATCGATGGGCGAGATCGAGGACGAGACATACGTCATGCTCGAGGTCGTTAATCGCTCTCCAGAACCCGATGGGTCGTTCAAACGCTACTACTTGCGGGTTCCGCCTAACATGCGCACGGCACATCAAGCGGCAGCCTGGACATTCGGGTTCACCGGTGCAGAGCTCGACCTCTACTACCCCTTACAGGAGTCGTAACAGATGTCCTTCAGGCAACCAATGCTTGCAGTAGATACGTCTCTAATGTATCTGGAGAGCCTCTTCGTAACCACCAACGATGCCTTCTACATGTCAACTAAGTTTGACGGAATTAGGGGGTCCGTAGTTGACGGAGTTCTAGTCTCCAGAACCCTGAAGTTTATCCCTAACTACTACATCCGGTCGATCCTAAGTCGGCCAGAATTCGAAGGCTTAGATGGCGAGTTGGTGGTAGGGGCACCTTGTGGCGAAGGAGTTATGTCCCGATCGAGCTCGGGAGTGATGTCAAGAGAAGGCAGACCCGACTTCAAGTTTTACGTATTTGACAAGCATGATCTTGACGGAGTCTTCATGGACCGTCACGAGTACCTACAGACCAGACCTTGGATGGGACATCCCGGGGCGGAGTTCATCGAGTTAGTAGATCAGCATCTGGTGACCTCAATCGATCAGGTGGCGGAACTGGAAGAACGGTTTGTAACCGAGGGGTATGAAGGGGCGATTCTCAAGTGGGTAGCATCTCCTTACAAGCAGGGAAGGTCGACCCTGAGAGAACGTTACATGATGAAGCTAAAGCGCTTCAAGGACTCTGAGGGTACAGTTACCGGCTTTGAGGAGTTGATGCACAATGACAACGAGGCGACAATCGACGATAGAGGCTACACTAAGAGGAGTAGCCATAAGGACAATAAGCGACCTGGCAACACTCTTGGAAAGCTCGTCATACAAGATCTCCACAGACCCGAGTGGACTCCTAAAGTTGGAACTGGCTTTGATGCCGAAACCAGGAAGGAGATCTGGGACAACCAGGAACAGTACCTCGGCAAAATCGCCAAGTATAAATACCTCCCAGTCGGAACCCTCGAGCAACCCAGACACCCAGTCTTCCTCGGCTTCCGTGACTCCTCCGACCTCTGAGGAGTGTCCTGGAGTCCGAGGTAAATGTTGGGATCTAGGGCCGTCGTTTCCTACATGCCCGGCAAAGGACTGTCCAAAGATAGGAGCGGGCCGATCAGGTTACCGAGCACCGCTGGGACCTAGCTTCATCACCAGAAATGTGAGCCGTCAATGAAGACCTCCAACCGTGGTGTACAGAAGAAAGCAAAGACGTGGAGACTGACCCCAAAGGGTGAGGAGGCCGTAGATCGTCTCGTACCTCAAGAGTGCAAGTACATAAGGGTACCTGCCTTTGGGGTAGCAGCTGCTCGGATGCGCGAGATCCGATTGTGGCTTGGCCAGTTCGATGATCGAAAGCTCGAGCAGATCCTCAGGGCCAATGTCGCCGGGATTATGGGACCCAACAATAGGGTGGCAGCAAGACTTGAGGGGGAGAAGGCAGGTGACTACGAGTTCTCCGGGAGGGAAGATGCCATCGAACAACTCGTCTCGCTCGGGTTCTCCCACTCCTACTCCCCAGGGCAGCTTGAGGCGAGGGCGTCGGAAGAGCTCCGACTCCAACGACTATACACTGGAGGAACTGAAGGAGATCAAGGACCTAGTGCTGGGTCAAGTTGAGTTCCTTGATTCGGAGCTTGACAATCCCCAGAACACTACAGACCTAGAGTTCGAGCGGACGAAACATCTAAGGCAGTACGAGATATGCAGTCGAATTCTAACCAAGACAGTCGAGAAGATCAAGCAGCTCGTTTCATCAGGGGAATGATGCAGTCGGAGGCCCTTGAGGACTTCATCCGTGAAAGTAATATCATAGAGGGCATTATCAAGCCGAAGGACATCCAAGAGACGGCCGCTTACATGTCTCTCTTAGGGCTGAAGAGAATGACGTTGCACATTCTCAACAGGTTCCAAGAGATAATCGCTCCAGACAAGCCTCTCAGACGTCTAAAGGGCATGGACGTCTATGTCGGCAACCATATTCCTCCGCCAGGAGGATCAAACATCGTCGAGATGTACGAAGAGATCATCCTGATGGCCAACCAGGATGAAGATCCTTGGAAGGTCCATCTCCTCTTCGAGGATCTACATCCGTACATGGACGGCAACGGTCGTACTGGTCGAGCCTTGTGGATGTGGCAGATGCACAAGCAGGGCCGCGATCCGTTCCAGCGGTCATTCCTCCACCAGTTCTACTACGACACCCTCTCACGCACCAGGGCAGGAATAGCCTATGCAAAGCCAGCTGACCCCGGCCAAGGTTAACACGGACGAAGGGTGCGGAGATTGCGCCCTATGTTGCAAGCTGCTGCACATCGACCCGGAGCCTGCTGTTGCCCAGATGACCCAGGGGCAGGTAGACTTCCCCGAGAAGCCCTGGAACACCTGGTGCAAGCACTGCAAACCGGGACACGGAGGAGGCTGCCGGATCTACCCTGTGAGACCTCAGGCTTGCGTGACCTTCCAATGCATCTACCTACAGTCCTTAACTCGGGATGACGTACCCAAACTGGAGTACAACCTTAAGCCGAAAGTTTCTCACGTAGTACTGATGGGTTCGGTACAGGACAATATGGTTCTGTTCGCCCACTGTGACCCGGCCTACCCGAGAGCCTGGCGTAACGAGCCAATGCGCTCGCACCTGATCAATGTCTCCAACCTAGGATGCACTGTTATCATCGTAGTAGGGCGAGACCACTACGTGATGACGAAAGGCCGACCGACGGTGAAGATGACGGAGGAGCAGGCCCTTGAACTATCTAAGAATAAGTTCATCAAGCAGGGGTCGGACGGACAGCTCCATATCGGGCTTCTGGATTCCACAGTTGCATCTACTGATAGTCGGCTTGTCCCGCGCCCTGTACCTCGGGCCGACTACGACTACGACAACAAGAGATAGCTATGAAGCCTTTACTGGTCACACCCCGAGACTATCAGATCGAGGGGGCCCAGAAGCTTGTCAAGAATAAGAAGGTTATTCTTGGCGACGAGATGGGCGTCGGCAAGACAGGTACAGCAGCTCTGGCTTGGCGCGAGATCGGGATGAAGGGGCCTGCTCTGCTGATCGGGCGTCCTGCAGCTCAAGCTGTATGGATCCAGCAGGCCGATCAATGGGGCATCCAGCCTCCGATGACCATTACAGGTACTCCCAAGCAGCGACAGGCTATCTGGGAGGACATGGACTATACCTGGTTTGGGTCCTGCACCATCCAGGTCCTACGCAACGACCTCAACAGCGGGATTGCACCTAAGGGTCTGCCTGTACTCATCTACGACGAAGTTCATCGAGCCAATAACCGCAAATCAGAAAACTGGGCTACCCTGAAGAAGGTAGCGTGCGAGTACTTCTGGGGCCTAACAGGGTCGCCAATGCGTAAAGGGTTCTGGGATCTCTGGGCGCTGTTAAACCTCTGCGATCCTAAGGCCTTCTCGTCCTACTGGAACTACGTCCAGACCTTCGGCTTAACGCAAAGGGACGAGATGGATCATTGGGAGGTCTTATGCCTCAATCCTGCAGCAGCAACAGCCTTTGGCAGGAAGATCTATCCCCACTTCATCCGCAGGGAGAAAAAGGACGTCCTTCCTGAGCTACCTCCGAAGCAGCGCATTCTAGACCGTCGCATCCCAGAGATGCAACCACGGCAGCTAAAGCTTTATAAACAGCTGGAGTCCGAGCTCATCGGGGAGCTTAGTGACGGCGAAATCATCATCGCCCAGAACCAGCTTGTCAAGCTCCTCAGGCTAAGGCAGATCCTGTGTACGCCGAAGATCCTCGATCCTTCATTCCCAGAGTGGGGCGCAAGCCTGGAGTACCTGGGGGATATGATCGAGGAGACACAAGACCACCATTTCGTAGTATACACTCCATTTGCAGAAGCCATCCAGTACATTTCTGCATTCCTCTCAACGAGACTGCCCGACACGCCTGTATTCTCATTCAGAGGGGGTGTGATGAACCCCCAGCAGATCGTCGACCATGCAAAGAGCTTCAAGGAGACCAGAGGCATCGCGGTCTGCTCAATCGCCTTCGCTGAGTCGTTCGAGCTGACTCCCGCTGAGTGGGCCTACTTCAATGGGTTCAGTTGGAGTTTAATCGAGAACCTCCAAGCGGAAGATCGTCAGCATAGGATGACGACTACGGCCAGTATCTCGTATTACTACCCGATGCATGTTGGGGGTGTAGACCTTGAGCTGATGGCTCCTGTCCTCGACGAGAAAGCCGGCCACACCCTCGACGTCTATCGTACGCACAAACGTCTCAGAGACGTCCTAATCCGAGCTCGCGACAACAGGTGACCGAATGGCGGATGTAACGACAAGAGCTATCAGTCTCAGCGAGGAAGATCGGCAGCTGACCTTACTAGCTCTGGCTTTATGTTCTTTACTGAGACCGGGGTTCGATACAGCTCTGAGGCTAATTGCTGACCAGCTTCAGGGCGGATACATGTTCGAAGAGTTCAAAAGGTTTAATAGCGACGTAGTAAAGCCGAAGCCGTAGTTCATCATGAAAGTCCGTCATGGCATTGATCTACCGCAGGCTCGCTTTGATAGCGGGGGCCCGAGCTGAGATCCAGCCCTTGGCGAGAGCCTGGGGAGTACTCATCTGGGGTCACATTGGGAGGTACGACCTGAGAGCACTGGAGTGCTACCCCCAGCTCAAAGAGGCCCGAGCGAGACGGAGAGAGGTAAACGGTGACGGTGTTGCGTTGGTAGAGTCCGTAGAGAACATTCTTTATCCCCTTTCAGCCTATACAGCAATGTACGATACTGAAGTACACAAGCCTCCGCCCCTACCTCCGACGGAGAAGGACCTCCAGCCCTTTAGCCGCGTGGAAGATGTCTACGACCTGCCTAGGTTACGGAAACGCGGTTGACACAGTTTTCGACAAAGGTAGACCATAAAATTGACCTAGATTTCCCTAAGGCATTCGTTATATAATATAGATCATGTGAACTTGGTGTTAAACCTGTAGGGTGGGCATGAACAACGAAGAGTTCGAATTCGACACTACAGCCCGAGAGGAACTAGACCCCATCGATATCTTCGGTGAGGCAAGGAACTCTATCGGCCTGTATATCGAATCCACGTTCTCCTCAGCCACCAAGAAACGGACCGCCTACATCAGAACCTCCGATCGGATCACCTACCGTAGGTGCCGGAGGAAGTGGAACTGGGCCGACTCCAAGCGTCGCAATCTCCAATCAAACCAGGCTGCTAGCCCTCTGTGGCTAGGCTCGGGGTTACACTACTGCTTCGAAGATTTCCACGGCCCACGTAACCACGAGCATCCTCGTGACGCTTTGCAGGCATACTACGATGCCACTCTGAACTCCGGTCTCCAGATTCCCTCCGACGCCGAAGACCTATTGGTACTAGGCAAAGGGATGATGGACTACTACGAGGGGTGGCTCGAACACCGCGATCCTCTTACCACATTCGTTGTCGATGGAGAACCTCAGGTCGAGGTACAAATCTTCATTGAGATCCCCAAAGAGCATCTTATCCCGTATTGCCCAGATCCGAGTATCTTAGACGAATACGACCAAATCCTCTACAGTTTAACAATCGACCGTGTCATTATCGACGAATTGGGGAGGTTATGGGTCGTCGAGTACAAGTCCGCCAAGAACTTCCAGTGGATGCATCTCGAGACCGACCAACAGGTGACATCATATACGTGGGGTACAGGTATTAAATACCCGGGCTACCAAATTGCAGGGACGATCTACCAGCAACACAAGAAACAGATCCTTCAGCCGCCTGCGTTCCTAGCCTCCACTAAGCTGTTCTCGACCTCAAAGAGACAAAAGACCTCCCGAGCGATGTATATCAATGCGCTCAGGAACCTGTACGGCAATGACGAAAGAGTCTGGCCGGCAGAAAATAGGCTCTTCCTCCAGTTCCTCGATACACAAGAATCACATACGGCAGACCATCTCATCCGACGTGACTACGTCGAACGGAATGAGAATCAGGTAGCTTCTGAGTACCAGAAGATCTTGATGGAGATTCCAGAGATGCTTAACCCCAACACACCCATCTACCCCAATCCAACTCGTGACTGCTCGTGGGACTGCCCCTTCCAGACGCCGTGCATCGGCATCGATTCTGGCGAGGACTACGAGCATGAGCTCGAAGTGACTACTATGCGTCGTGATGCTCCGGAAACCTTCTGGCGCAATCATCTTCTCCTGCCCCAGCTCGTCAGCTAACTCCAGGTATCTAAATGCCAGATGCTCTCGATCCTGCAGCTTCTTTGCCGGAAGATGGCCCGGAGACAAAAGCCACAGAGGCAAAGGTTGAGGTTATGCCTCCTACCAATGGGGCAGCAGCTCCTGCAACGGTTGCACCGCAGGTTGTGGCTCCACCACAGGACACCCAGGTTAAGCCATCCAACCTGCCGCCGTTCATCATTCAGTCGAACCAAAATGCTGTTCGTTGGCTCAAGGCGTTGATCTACGGCGAGTACGGATCAGGCAAGACCTTCTTGGTCGGTACAGCATCCGAGATCGATGTCTTCCGAGATGTTCTGTTTATCTCGACGGACGTAGGCGAGCTAACCCTCTTCGATCCGGACTCCCAGTACCACTTCGACATGATCGACATCGTGTCGGTCTTCGACTATAAGACGCTCGGCCAAGTCCATGAATTCCTAAAAGCCCACTGTGCTTTACGCGATCGGGCATCGAACGGCGACAAAGACGCCATCGACCAGCTGATGCGTCTGCAGAAGTTTGTCATGCCCACCATCCCGGACCCCGATCGGCTACGGCTATACAAGACGGCGATTGTTGACAGCCTCGCCGAGGCCGAGAACCAGTGCATGATGCAGTTGCTCGGTGTCGGCGCCAAGACGATGATCGACGAGGAGGTTCAAGCTGAGGGTTGGGACCAGTACCGCATGCAGAGGAACATGATTCATCGGCTCATCCGAAACTTCCGGAATCTCCCGATGAACATCCTCTTCACCTGCCCGAGACAGTACAAAGAGAACGAGCAGAAGAGGCGCATCTATGGGCCGATGATGACGGGCAAGCTGGCCTCAGAGGTCCAAGGATTCGTTGACCTAGTAGGTCACCTAGTCGTTGGTGACCTGCAGAGCCAAGAAGCGGAAGAAGGAGAAGTCCCGGACGTGTTAGCTCCGAGGCGCCTATACATCCAGCCAGGGACACGTCACGCAGCCAAAAGTCGATTCACAAGGTACAAGAAGCCTTACTTCGACAATCCTACAATCAAGTTCATCGGTGAATCAGTCGGCCTCTTAGAGGGAGGAATGCACTCGATGGCTCCCATCGCAGTGTCCAACCCCAGGAGAGCGACAACGAAATCCTAGGCATCCAGCCTAGGATGAGCCCCGGGGCCTCTCCTCAGGAAGGCATTTCGGGTGTCTCCTTTAGCAGCCTTGAACGAGGATACGTAAATGGCAAAAGGTGCGTTTAGCGAATTCGAACCCGGCGGCGGTGCTGGTGGGAGCGAAGGCGAAGACGGCGACAACAGCGCCGAGATGGACTACGAAGACGGCGGCGGGATGATGGTGGATCTCTCGGGCACTTCCGAGAACATCCAGTACAAGCTCGTCCCACGCGGCATCTACGACGCCGAGCTGATCGAGATGGAATACGGCCAGTCCCAGCGGTCCCAGAACAATATGTGGACCACCATCTGGGAGCTCGACAGCGAGGAATTCGCCGACGAGAAGGGCAATCGCAGCCGGCAATGGATGCACTTGACCTTCACCGATGGAGGCCTGCCGCGCATCAAGCGCTTCCTGACTCGAGTCGGCGGTGACGACGAGCTCGTCTCCTACGCTCGGTCGTTGCTGACGACCAAGTTCGATCCGCAGGCCGTCGCCGACGAAGGCAAGCTGATCGGTGCCCGCGCACGTCTCCGGATTGATATCCGGCGCTACGAGGGCCAGAACCGCAACAACGTGCGGGAGATCCTACCGCCGGGTGCCGACCAGTCGGGTGCCGCGGCGAAGGGAGCCTTCGCGAACGTCTAGCCCTATCGGGGAGCTAGACGTCGTCGCGTGGGTGTGAACGGGGTCCGTTAATCATGCATCGAGAGTTCGCCAGGCGAGATTCAGGTACGTGTGTAGGGATCTGGTGCCCCCGGATCGCGAAGCGTAGCCTGATGAGCTGAGTGAGGATGCGCGTGTTGAGCGTACACCGGAGCGGGAGTACCAGTCCTAAACCGCCTCGCCCCGTTCGCTCCGAAACCAGATTGTTAGGATGGAACGAAATGCCTCCACTCAACGATTTATCTGAGGTCCTGAAGGTCCTCCCACCAAAACCGGCTGAGCCGAGGAAGGGATCGGTCTGGACGAACAACAGCAACAAACACCAGTACATTGTTGTCGGATACATCTTCGACGGCACCAACAGCGTCGATGCCTGGAAGGTCCTCTATATCAAGGTTGAGGATCACTGGCCTGACCCCCAAGTCCCCTTCTGCCGGGATGTCCCGGAGTTCCTCGAGAAGTTCACCCGGATGGGAGGGTAACCAGCAATGAAGACCTTGGCGTATGTCCTCCTCTCAGGGGGCATTGACTCGACCACCTGCGTCGCGGAGGCTGTTGCAGCCGTAGGGCGGCGCAATGTCCGATGTGTGTCGATCGACTACGGCCAGCGACACATTCGCGAGCTGGAGTCGGCACGAGCGGTGGCAGGGTACTATGCCCGGCCTCACACCATCCTACCAGTCTCGTTCCCGCGCTCTATGCTGACGGACCCGTCCATCGAGGTTCCGAACATCTCATACGCGGAGATCCAGGGGGTGTCCCCTACCTACGTTCCGTTTCGGAACGGGCTATTCCTGGCGACGTTGGCATCACATATCGCAGGTATCCACTTCGACCCAACGAAGATGACTCTCCCGATGGAGAGTACGATCCCAGGCGACAACGTACCCAACCCCGAATACAACGCCGACGTTACGTTGTACTTCGGCGCGCACGCGGAGGACGCGCAGAACTGGGCGTACCCAGACTGCACACCCGAGTTCGTCGGAGCGATGGCCAACGCGCTGTACGTCGGCACATACCACAAGCTCCGGTTGGTGACCCCCTTCGTACACTCGACGAAGTCCCAAATCATCCAGCGGGGTAAACAGCTCGGCGCACCGTATTACCTGACCTGGTCCTGCTACAAGGGCGGTGAGGTACACTGCGGTACCTGTGCAACCTGTCTCGCACGAAGGGACGCCTTTATCGAGGCAGGCGTCGAAGACCCGACCATCTACATGGCCGAAGCTGCCGAGTAACTACACTACACTACGTATCCAACACCCGAGGGGAGGTTCAGGGCCGTATATGACGTTCAAGATCGACCGTTGCATCGAGATCGACGCAGGACACCGTGTGCCGACCCACGGGTCGAAGTGCGCAAATCCTCACGGGCATCGGTATAAGATCTTCGCCGAGTGTCAGTCGGCCAGCCTCACCCGAGAGCATCAGGGTGGAGCATACATCCATCTTCCTGGAGGCGATAAGGACGAGCAGCGGGATATGGTCATGGACTTCGGCTTCCTGAAGGAAGTCATGATGCACCATATAGACCGGATGTGTGATCATGGCATGATCCTCTGGTGCGACGACCCTTGGGCGGCTATGATGCTGGACCCTTACCAGAACAACCCTATCGGAGTCCTACAAAGTTTGACCCACGTGAGGGATGAGACCCTACCATTCCTCTTCGACGTCGTCGAGAAAGGCCACGATCCTCTTGCTCCACGCAAGCTGTTGATTGTGCCGTTCATTCCGACGGCAGAGCGCCTCGCAGAATTCTGGTACAACCTCATGAAGGAGGATGTCCATGTTCGGTCGAATGGGGTCGCCTATCTCAATCGCGTTAGCGTCTGGGAAACGCCGAACTGCTGCGCGTCCTACCCAGCATAAGGAATACGTGGAGCCGGTCAATGGTTGCGAAGTTCTCTGTCGGGGAGAGGGTGATTGGCCTACAGCACTCCCGAAGTCTGGCCCTGTTCGACATCCAGGAGATCTACCTGAATGCTGAGGGGAGTGCCGTCTACAAAGCCGTAAGGTGCTCGAACAACTCTCCTGAGTTCGTCGAGGAGGTTAACCTCAGCAAGTGCAACGGCAAGTACGTTGAATACGGAGGAAGTGTCTGGGACATTGAGTCAGTCCACCGGCCTGTCTTAACGGCTCCTCCGGGTGAAGTCTCTGACGACACGAAGCTCGCCCTTAGCGACCTGGTCGAGTACCTGAATCGCAAGCACATAAGCAGAGGGTAACACTGTGGCTAACACCGCAAAGAACATCCCGGTCATGGAGATCTTTGGACCCACCATCCAGGGTGAGGGAGCTCTAACAGGTCAGGTCTCCTACTTCATCAGGACCGGTGGCTGTGCCTATCGGTGCACCTGGTGCGACCAGATGGAAGCGGTTCTGCCGAAGGAAATCAAGAAGAACGCCACCTACCTGTCTGAGTCGCAGATCGTCGAGAAGGTCATGACTCTGCTACCTCCAGACGGTGTGCCAAACGGGTCGGACGTCTGGATGACGCTGAGCGGAGGCGACCCGCTCATGTGGAACCTCGAGTACGTTGTCGGCTCCCTCCAGATAGCAGGAATGAAGGTAGCTGTTGAGACTCAGGGGACTCTGAACCCTATGTGGCTCCAGTACGTAGACCTCATCACCTGCTCACCAAAGCCTCCGTCCTCTGGGATGAGCCACAAGATCAACCATAACACTATCGAAAGCTACCACCGCTTGTTCGGCAAAGACAGGGTTGTCCTGAAGGTCGTCGTCTTCGATGAGAAGGACCTCGACTTCGCCCAGGCAATCCACGAGAAGTGGCCTACGACACCTTTCTACCTGAGCGTAGGCACTCCGACAGAGCAAGAGTGCCCAGACGACGACAAGATGAAACAAGCAATCCTCAAGAGGTACAGATGGCTCGCGGACGAGTTTCTCAAAAGACCAGCACTGTGGGGAGCAACAATGGGTCCGCAGATGCACACCTTTCTGTACGCCCGCGAGAAGGGAAGGTAGCGGCCGTGAATGAAGCTACATCTCCCGGATACGAGTACCGTCGCCCTTCTCAGTCTCCCATCAGGGAGATGATCGAGAAGAAGCTCCCTCCCGAAGGACAACGGGATAGGGATGCAGCACACTCGATACGTGCCGCTCTCGAGCAGCTCGGGATGGACTGTGACCCAGGAAATCCGTCTATCGCCAATACGCCGGAACGATTCATCAAGTACCTCAAGGAATTCTTCCAGCCGTTCGATGCAATCGAGCTCCTCGGAGAAGGCTTCGATGCGGTACACGACAACACGTCGATCAGCAGCATCGTCGCCCAGGCGCATATTCCGTTCACGGCGGTATGTGAGCATCACCTCCTCCCGTTTCAGGGAGAGGCTTTCGTTGGTTACATACCTAACCAGCGCGTCATCGGATTGTCCAAGATGGCACGTCTTGTTCATGCTGTCGGACACGAGCGTCCGGGTCTCCAGGAAGCGATGGGCGAGAAGATCGCCGACCTCCTTTATCAGGGGATCGACGCCAAGGGAGTAATGGTCGTTCTCCAGGCTAAACACGGCTGCATGTCATGTAGAGGGGTTCACACGCCTGAGGTCGTCACTGTCACCTCCTGCGTTCGAGGGCTCTTCCGCGACGTCGTAGCTGCTCGTGAAGAATTCCTCTTCCTCACAGGTTTCCGTCGTTGACTCTGTCTACCCCTCTGAAAGAGCGCCTGGCTTTCTGGTGGAAGTTCCCCAGTAAGGGGATCTTCCACTACGATCCAGACAAGGGTGAGGGGTCCTTCGCTGAGTCCTATGACCCCTTCAAAGACGAGATGCGCATGAGATACTCTCAGTTCGGATACGTCACGGGGCACGGCAATATCACTCTCGCAGGTTACCGAATCTATGTCGAGCCAATCCCGAAGTACAAAGACTAATGCCGACACCTAAGGTTAAGGCTGCAGATGTTCTCCCGTGGTGTGCTGTCTGCGACAAGCGAGTAGACAGCATAGAGGAGATCCGTCAGCCTCATGTCAGGAAGACTCTATACATCGTACGATGTCACGGCCAGGAAGAGCGTACCGTCCTGGGCGACGAGACGATCCTCGATGCCTATTCGATCGAGGTTGGTACGGCGTTTGCAACCAGAAGGTTAGGAGCCCACGATGTCGACACCAAGGGACGAACAAGGGATCGAAGACGAGATCCAGGCCAAGGGACTTGACGCCCCGCGTCTGTCGCCGGAGAAGATCGATGCGACAATCGCCGAGACCCAATACTACGTCTTCCCCAACACCGTAACGACCGTGTGCTGTCTGACGCTGCAGAACGGTTACACAGTGATCGGGAAATCGGCGCCGGCATCCGAGGACAACTTCGACAAGGAGCTCGGCGAGAAGATTGCCTTTGCGAATGCCCGCGAACAGATCTGGGCGCTCGAAGGCTACCTGCTCAAGCAGGAGCTCCACGAGGAGGCTGAGGGCGAAGCGGAAGCATAGCCAAATCCCGCGGAACCCTCCGAAACTACTGTGCTAGGGGACCCCGTTATAGCATGGTCGATCGCGCATGAAAATGAGGCAATGGTCAGAGGATGGGTACCGCAAGTGCTCGTTCTGCGACAATCAGATCGGGCAGTGCATGGGCATGGTCATGGCGGGGGATTTTGTCCTGGTCATGCGTGGACAAATCCACCCACAGCAGATGCGCGAGCGCTGTGGTTCATGCGCTGCCCGACATACCACGGCCAGAGAGGGGGATAGGGGCCCCTTCCCCTTCTTCTGGGCGTTCCTATACGACGAGTTCTTCAGGAAAGTAAGCTGGCACCTACAGTTACGGCTCAGGAGAGTCAAGCACCCAGTGATGTTTCCCACCGAGGATAGCTCGGTGTCTTTTTGACCGGGGACCGCGCACCTGGCGGGGCCTCTTACTAGGCGATGACCCAAACGGAGACCAAAGAACATGGCCCAGTGTGAATACCACCCAGACAAGGAATGCAGGTTCCTACACTTGTGTCAGGGAGTGGGTTGCTCTCACGAAGGCTTCGAAGTGAGGAAGTATCCTACTCGCAGGTCTCCCTGGCAATCGGGCTACAAGCCTGAACCGCCTCCGATGCAAAGTTCCGACGGAGGTCGTGCCCTCGGCGGCAAAGAGACTCCGAGCAAACCCAGAAGGGAGTAAGAACATGGCATACCAGCTGCCAGTAGCCGAGATCGTGTTAGACTCAGCCCATCCTATGGGCGACGAGTACCGCACGACGACTGTCCGAGGCAACATCCACAAGTTCGTCCTAGCCGAGCGCAACCGTCACAGGATGTTCTCGCTCTCCGACCGGTCGAGTCGAGCAATCCCGACCAAGCGTCTCATCGACGAGATCCTAGGTGGAACAGGTTTGGCGATGCCTGTTGAGTTCCGTCGCAACATTCCAGGCATGGCTGGCGGCGAACCCTTTACCGGTGAAGAGCTTCTACTAGCCCAGCAGAGATTTGAGGACGACGCTAGGGCTGCATGTGTAGGGGCCCGAACTGCAATGGAGGCGAACGAGGCGAAGGAGACAGTTAACCGCCGCCTCGATCCGTACTCTTGGACCTATACGGTGATGACCGCCACTCGAGACTGTTGGCTGAACTTCGCTGGTCTCCGGCTCGACAAGTTTGCCCAGCCCGAGATCCGCGTGTTCGCCGAGTCCTTCTGGCGCGCCTGGAACGAATCGACCCCCAAGCTTCTCAAACCCGGCCAATGGCATACCCCGTTCGTCGACGGCGAAGACTGGATAAGCATCGAAGAGATGGCCTCCAGACCTGGAGAGGGCTACATGCCCGAACACGATACTTTGAATAAGGCGATCAAGCTGTCGGTGGGCCGGTGTGCACATACCTCCTATGTCGATTTTGAGACTGGGAACAGGATGACAGTTGAGAAGGCAATCGGCCTGTATGACAAGCTGATCACCTTTCGCCCGCTCCATGCCTCGCCCTCTGAACACCAATGCACTCCGGACGAGCTGGCAAATCCGATCATCACCTACCGAGCAGAGCCTATGTGGATGCACCCCAAGCTCCATGGGAACCTGCCGGGATGGATTCAGCACCGGAAGCAGCTGCCTGGTGAACGTGTTGCTCCACTACCCGAGGGCTACGTCTATCGTGCGCATTAGATTAGATGCCTAGGAAGCGTATCACCACAGTAGGTCAGGATTATACGATCCTGGCTAAGCAGATACCAGACAAGGCGATAGCGAAGGCCTACGGCCTGACTGAACGCCAGATCTGGTCGAGGCGCTATACTCTTACCTCTCGCAGCAGGGTCGAGCCGAAGAAACCGTCTCCCCTGAAAGGTCGTGAAGAAGAGATCAGGTACCTGCTAAACGTTGAACGACTGTATCTATCACAGGCAGCAGACCGACTAGGGGTTTCTCTTGGGACCCTTTCCGGGTATGTTCGAAGGCATAGGCTCCGGCAACAGGCCGTTGTGAGGCGCTTTGACCATCCTAGGGTTATGGTTACTAGACAACAAGACCAACACAGCTGAGGATAACATGAAGATCGTTCGCCGATTCACTACTGCAGGGACACCTGTCGAAGAACAGATTGTCTGGAAGCGGATGGCCTCCCACATCGAAGACATGAGAACTGGGAAGGTCATACACCATCAAGACGACGTTGAAGTCCCGGAGCAGTGGTCGCAGACGGCGACGAACATGCTATCCCAGAAGTACTTTCGGAAGCGCGGCGTCCCAACAAGGACTATCCGCTTCAACTCTCCTGAAGAATCGGATATGCCCGGCTGGATACAGCGTTCAATCCCGGCTATGGATGCCGAGTACATCGGCGAGACCTCTGGGAAGCAGGCCTTTCACCGGTTGGCTGGCTGCTGGACGTACTGGGCCTGGAAGATGGGACTCATCAAGGATGGGGTATCAGCCCGGAATTACTATGACGAGATGTACTGGATGCTTGCCATGCAGTACGCTGCACCCAATTCGCCTCAGTGGTTCAATACCGGACTGCATTGGGCCTATGGCATCGAGGGACCGGATTCCGGTCAGTGGACGGTACTCTGGGACGGGAACATCGCAGATGGAGTTACATATCCTTACGTTGACCGAGTATATGATTCATACTCCAGGCCTCAGCCGCACGCATGTTTTATCCAGCCAGTCCAGGATGATCTTGTCAATGAAGGCGGCATTATGGACCTATGGGTTCGGGAGGCGCGTCTTTTCAAGCACGGCTCTGGCACCGGTACAAACTTTTCTAGTCTCCGTGGTGAAGGGGAAGGACTCTCGGGTGGAGGTCGTTCCTCCGGTCTCATGTCCTTTCTACAGATCGGTGATCGAGCGGCTGGTTCAATTAAGTCTGGCGGTACCACTCGAAGAGCTGCCAAGATGGTCTGTATCGATGTGGACCATCCAGACATCGGAGAGTTCATCGAGTGGAAGTCCGGAGAAGAAAACAAGGCCTCAGACATCGCCGTGGGGTCGAAAGTCACAGCACGACATCTGAGAGGCATCCACGAGGCAGTTCTGAGATGGGGAACCAGTTCGGTTCTCTATAAGGAGCGTGTAAATGCTGCACGTGATGATGGCGTCCCTGACTCGATTATCAACCGGGTGCGCTACGCTGCAGAGCGAGACGAGCCGTTCAAATGGGAAGTCTACGAGGCTAACTCTTGGGAGGGAGTCCCGATCGAGACGGTCTCAGGGCAGAACGCAAACAACTCGATCAGGATCACCTCGAAGTTTCTACAAGCCGTCGACGAAGATAAGCCTTGGGACTTGATCGCCAGGACTACTGGCAAGCCGATGAAGACCGTATCGGCCAAGGGTCTCTGGGACAAGATCGTTCGAGCTGCCTGGACTACCGCTGACCCAGGTATGCAGTTCCATGACGTGATCAACGACTGGCACACCTGCAAAGCGGATGGAGACATCAATGCCTCTAATCCATGCTCCGAATACATGTTCCTCGACGATACTGCTTGCAATCTTGCTTCGCTCAACCTGGTTAAGTTCCGTGGGTCTAATGGTGGTGTGGATGTTAACGCATACATCCACGCCTTGAGGCTGTGGACAGTCACTCTGGATATCTCAATCCAGATGGCTTCGTTCCCGTCCCGGAACATTGCACACAACACTATGCAGTATCGGACGCTGGGGTTAGGCTACGCCAATCTCGGCGGCCTCTTGATGCGTTCAGGCATCCCATACGACTCTGAGGTGGGGCGCAACTTCGCAGCAGCTTTGACCTCTCTAATGACAGCTGTAGCGTACAGCACCTCCGCAGAGATGGCTGGCGAGATCGGCCCGTTCCCAGCATGGGAGCGCAACAAACACTACATGGCCGTTGTGATGGGCATGCATGCTGCTGCCCTGGACGGCCTTCAGACGGACGAGTGGTCTGGGCAGTTGCTAGTTGCAGCTCAGCGCTACTGGAGTTTGGTCGTAAATGATGCAGGGACTGTTGGCTTCCGCAATGCACAGGGGACGTTGCTAGCCCCAACAGGCACTATCGGACTCCTGATGGACGTCGACACAACAGGCTGCGAACCCGAGACCTCCCTAGTGCGCTACAAGAACTACGCCGGAGGCGGCTCGGATAAGTTCGTGTGTCAAGCAGTCGAAGAAGGCCTCATTAAGCTCGGCTACAACGGCGACCATCTGAAGGCCGTTCTCAAGTTCGTCGAGGAGAACGGGCACCTAGCAGTTGCGACTGAGAATCACGTCGCAGGTATCTGGTCGGAGCACCTCCCAGTCTTCGACTGCGCTCTAGACCGTAAGGAGACCACCAGATATATTCGGCCGATGGCCCACATCGAGATGCTGGCGGCCATCCAGCCGTTCCTGTCTGGAGCGGCGAGCAAAACGTGCAATCTGCCTGAGACAGCAACCTACGAAGACGTCGACATGCTTTACCGGGCTGCTGAGCGGTTGAAGTGCAAGGCTGTCGCCCTATACCGAAACAACTGCAAGCTCACCCAACCAGTCCAAACCGAGCAGCAGCCGGCCGTCGAGCGCCCAGACGACCAGCCCTTCATCCCTGAGACCGATCTAGTACGTCACACATCCATAGAGGAGCTCCGAGCAGAGAGGACGCACAGCAACGGCCATGACAAGACGAACGGATCGATGCAGAGGGGCGAGAGGAAGTACCCTCCCAACAGGCGATATGGACCGGCACAGAAGGTTCGCATCAACGACCAAGTGATCCATATCCGAACCTCCGAGTACCCTGACGACCACTCGTTCGCTGAAGTGTTCGTCGATATGGGCAAGGACGGGTCGATGCTGCAGGCGGTCCTAGGTCAGTGGGCTAAGGCTGTCTCACTTGCAAGGCAGTACGGAGCGCCGACTGAGAAGCTCGTTGAGTCGTTCCTGCATACCCGATTCGAGCCTGCTGGGTTCGTTCAGGAGCACGACCACATTAAGTCATGCACCTCCGTCATCGATCTGGTTGCTCGCGAGATCGGCTTTACCTACCTCAAGCGTATGGACTTAGTCCAGGTACCCCCTGACACAGACCACGCGATGCACTTCAATCCGGTTGCATTCCAACCACAGCATCAGACAGAACATTCTTCCCTGATGGGGACTGCTGGAGTTGTAGCGTCGCCAGTTCGGATGGTTGCGTCCGGTAACGCTTGCAGTGTCTGTGGCAACGAGATGGAGTGGGACGGTACCTGCCTCAGATGTCGCCGTTGCGGCAACAATACCGGTTGCGGGAGTTAGGGTAGGCCCTCCCATTATTTACCCTCTTGCAATGACCAAGGCACATATGGTATAATAAGATAATGGCTGATCCAATAGACCTCTGGGCAGTAGACCTCGACAAACCTGTGGAGGTTCTAGCCCGATACTGGAACGAATTTAACTGCTGGAGCTGGCCTGAAGAGCTGCTCAGCCTCAAGCCTGAAGGGTATGATGATATGCCCCTCAGTGAGAGGCACATCATCATTAGGCCCGCAATGCATGCGATCAGCGATAAGGTACCTGAGAAAGAATTGCTCCGGTACCACCATCTGCACAATCTATCGAGAACCGAGACCGAGTTTGAAGCTTGGTGGGCTAAGTCTGAGGCAGGAGACATCTAATGGCTTTGTTTGCACCTATTGGTCCTGCTCGCCTCCTGAGGAAGATTCGTGAGCTACATGGCGACAGGATGTTAGGGAAGTACCACTTGGTGCTTGCCCATGATATCGTCGCCAACCCGGATGAGTGGAGAAACTGCCGCACACTCCCTCCAGACTCGACTGTCATCATCGACAATTCGATCATCGAGCTCGGAGCTCCCGTCGATGTGGATACGATGGTAGAAGCCTATGGGATTCTTGGCCCTGACTACCAGTGTATCATCGTACTGCCGGATAAGTTCGACGATCCGGTTGTTACCCTAGAGCAGTCGGCTGACTACCTCGAGAAGTTGAAGTCCAGGCCGGAGCTCGGCGGTGTCGAGTACATGTACGTCGTCCAGGGCGATAGGTTGTCGGACTTCTCAGAGTCGTTTCTCTGGTCCAGCCTGGATCACATCGTTGATCGGGGAGCTCGATGGATCTCAGTACCTCGGCGAGTATGTGACAAGTTCGGCACAAGGATGGTAGGGCTCTATCCTCTGTTGAACTACAGGCTCAGAAGGCCGATAATCGACATTCATCTGTTGGGGTTCAGCGAGAACGTCCTCGACGATGCCTGGTGTACAGCCTGTCCAGGAGTTACGGGGATTGATTCGGCAGTACCTGTTCGACTCGGCCAAGCAGGTCGCTCGATCGACTTACTACACAAAGGAGATCAAGCAGGGCCAAGAGGGACCTTCTGGGAGGACCCCCATGGCCACCTGAACCTCATGGTCGGCGAGAACCTCCTAGCTGTCAGAGTCTGGTTCGAAGCTGCACATAAGAACCTTCCCAGATATATCCCCGAAATCAAGGAGGAGTGGCTGTAAATGCCCAAACTCCTAGCAGGTCCAGCGTGGGACTTCGCTGACACGGATATGCCGAAGTGTCTTGGATGCCCTTACGGGGGAGCCAAGTGTGGTTCGCGCGGGAGGATGGATGCACCGATAGTCTTTGTGGGCGAGGCACCCGGCCAAGAAGAGATCAGACCAGGCCAACGGCTGCCTCTAATAGGTCCTTCAGGAGAGGTATTCTGGGGTACATTCCCTCCCTTACAGACGCTCAGGGATGAGGGCATGGACCCGAATGGGTTCCTCATCCTCAATGCAGCTCAGTGCAGACCTCCGAGGACCAAGAACCAGCAGAAGAATATCGCCAACGTCAAGAGGGCAATGGTCACATGTCGTGACCGTCTGCTAGAGCAGGTAGCCAGGCATCCCCGTAAGCTCGTAGTAGCAATGGGGAACTTTGCCCTCTGGTCCTTGACAGGGAATATGAACTATAAGATCACCCAGGTTCGAGGTCAACCTATTCCTAGTCCCTTGGCTGAACATGGGATCCTGCCGGTAGTTCATCCCGCAGGCATCATGCGTGGTACTGGCAACTATCGTCAGTACAAGATGGACATGAACTACGCCCTTGACATCCTCCGGGGACATCCTCTCAAAAGCCCCGTCAAGACATTCTACCTGGTATGCGATACACCCGACAGGGTCCGTCGAGCAATCAAGAAGTTAGTCAAGGCACCAGTTATCGACTGTGACATTGAGACGACGGGGTTCAACCCCAGAGTCGATGACATACTGGCTCTAGGGATGTCGAAGGACCCCCGGCTGGTGTACATCTTCCCAGGAGCGATTCGATCGATTGACCGGATGATCGAGTTGCAGGCCCACGAGACGTGGATGGACGGTCAGCCATCCATGATTCCATACCTGAGAGGCTTCTTCCGGAAGTACCGCGGGCATATGAAGTTCTCCGCCGCCGGCAAGCCGATAGGCAAGGGTAAGCTCTGCTGGCATAACGGCAAGTTCGACATCTCATTTATGAGGGCTCCCGGCTCGGGTCTGGAAGACGAGGACCTCTCTATTGGCCAAGAGGCAGAGGTTGCGGTCGACGAAGATACGATGTTGATGTCCTATGTGCTCGACGAGAACAGAGGCATCCACGATCTAGAGCAGGTTGCTTCGGACCTACTGGGAGCACCAGACTACAAGTTCATTATCAAGCAGTGGGTTCCTAGGAAGAAAGATTCGTATTGTAAGATCCCCCGTACGATCCTGTACAACTATTTGGCATTGGACGTCGGCTCGACAGGCGGCATTCGAGACATCATGCGTCGCCGAGTACGGGAGGATCCGGTACAAGAGAAACTGTACCAGCATCTCCTCCGATTCTCGGAAACGGCGTATTGGATCGAACGCCGTGGCATGCCCGGGAACAGGTTCGCTCTGGAGAGGCAGCAGAGACGCCTCCAGAAGGTCCTCGACGAGTCCATAGCAGTGGTTCAGGAGGAGGCTGAGAAGCTCGGTGTTGATAAGTACATCAATCCAGGCTCCCCACAACAGATGGCCTGGATCTTCTTCGACGTCCTGAAGTATGACATCCCCGAAGGGCATGAGCGTTCTACCCAGAAGGAGGTAGTAGCGAAGCTACCTCAGTCGCCGATTGTCAAAGCGTACAGGGCTTTCAAGGTAGCCCAGAAGGCTAAGGGGACGTATGCAGATGCCCTCCTCAGAGCGATCGATCCCGTTACTGGACGAATTCATCCGGGACTACTTATCCATGGAACGCGCACTGGCAGACTTTCGCACAAGGTCGTCGCTAACATCCCTCGAGACAAACGCCTTAGGGGCATGTTCGCATTCGAGGTCCCTCAGCAGTCCCGAATTCTCGAACTACCCAAGCCTTACCTCATTACTAAAGGCTTCTCGGGTGAGCCGGCTGTCATCGGAGGCATGGCTCGAGGGGGCCGGCTATTCCTCAAAGCCGACCTTGATCAGGCGGAGCTTCGAGTACTTGCTGCCATGTCAGGAGACCCCGAGCTCTGTGCCATCTACCTCTCCAACACACGCAAGCTCCACAGAGAAGTCGCATGCGAGATCTGGGGATCGCCAGGGACGACAGAAGGCAAGAAGAGCGGTGAGTTCAAGTGGGGCAACGAAGAGTACATGAGGGCAAAGGCTCTCAACTTCGGGATCATCTACGGTCGAGAAGAGTTTTCCATCGCAATGGAGTTCGGCATCCCTGTCGGTGAGGCTAAAGGCTACATCGACATGTGGAAGAACAAGTTCCCGGTTGCGTGGAAGTTCATCGAGGATTGTCGAAAGAAGCCCCTCGAGATGAAGACCATGGTGACTCCTTTCGGAAGGAAGAAGAGGCACTGGATCGTCACGAGAGAGAACGTTCATGGCCTCCAGAACGAGGCTGCGAACTTCCCAGAGCAGTCGATCGCCAATGACATTGTCCTCGAAGCGTCGAATCAATTAGCTGTGCCTTTCCGCAAACTTGATGTACACACTGTCTTTTTGGTGCACGACGAAATCTTACTGGATGTTCCTGACGACATCGGTGTCGTAAGGGAAGCTCGCCATATGGTTGCGGAAGCTTTAGAACAAGCGCCGAAGACCTGGGGCATTACCAGAGTGCCATTCAAGGCAGACACCTCAGTCGGTCGCCGTTGGGGTGTTTATCGAGGCACCGACCGCAAGGGGGCTTGGAACGAGTATCTCCAGTCTAAGATTCACCTCGTCACCGACGCAGAATACACCGAGCTGGGCAGAGGAGCCGCCGACTAATGGAATCAGGAATAGAGTTCCGCCGTACCTGGAAGCGAGGAGCTAACGGCGAGTGGCAAGAGGTCGAGTTTGAACGGCTCCGGGTCGGAGACGTGTTCAAGCTGGAGGACACCTCCAAAGGCGTAACCTACCTTACGGGTAAGGTCGGTACTACGCCACAACCCTGTGAGCCCCCAGGAAACTGGACCTTCGAATCGGACGGCCTCGAGTGGCACGATAAGGACCCCGACTAATGCGTGCCCCCGCCCCCGCTCGGGCGAGACCAACCCTGCACCCGGACAATGGAGTTCGAGAGGCTCGAGAGATCGTATTCCGCAACGGGGGTCGAGGATCAGGTAGGACGTTCTATATGATCACGTCCATCGACCCCGATGTCCCAACAGTGATCGTCACTCACGATCCGGGAGTCGGTCGCTATATCGGCGACCTCATCAAGGTGCACCGCCCAGAGATAAACTACACCGACTACGGCTCAGGGAAGACTAAGATCATCACGGTGAAACGCGACGAGGACCTCCGGTTACTACGAGGATGGTCAGGAGCAGTCAAAGTTGATCACGCAGTACTCGACAACATAGACAGACGGGTGCTTGGACTATTGGAAGCCGTCTGTGAGAAGGTCGCTGTTGAGAAGGCAGACAGGGATCGAGCTAGACAGGGTAGATAGAGGATGGACGACGATCTGGCTTCAGAGTTCTTTAAGGTATCGGCTGCTTGGCATGGTCGTAGTGACGAGCGTATGACCACGAACCAAGCTATCACGCGCCTGAACCATGTTGCCTCGCAGGCGGAAAACCCAGGACTTGCTGGGAGGGCCCGCTTATTACTGGACCAGATCGTTTACGGAAGAAATCATCGACCAGCAAGGATTATGACCAATGGCCGCACCGATCCACGTCGTTACTAGCGAAGTTTGTGGGCGCTGCAAGTTCTCAAGAGCCAATCCGGCGCCTTCTCCCGGACTTGAACTGATCTGCAAACGGATGCCTCCACACGCCTCGGCTACCCTGATGGGTCGTCAGCCTGATGGTCAGCCTCTCTTCATGTACACTTCATACTACGCCTGTGTAGGCGAGCACGAGGAAGGCTGTGGTGAATGGAAGCCGAAGATCACCATCACCAACTGACCGTCGCCGATATCAGGGGTGGGTGAAGGGCTGGAAGAATACGCTGGCTGGGCCCGAAGCGGGTAGGGCTGTCACAACGGCGTAGCCGTTCATCTTAGACACTCCCGAAGCTCCTTGGACAATGGCGTAGGAGTTTATCTTAGACACTCCCTCGCCTGTAGCTTCAACGATGCCATAAGAGTTGAGCTTGCTCACCCGGTCGTCAGCGTTCTCGACGATCCCGAAAGAATTGATCTTAGGGACGGCTGCAGGGGCTGCCTCAGCGTTGTCAGTTAAGATCGAGAACGTTGCGATCCCGGGCCAGTATGTCGCTCCCGACTTGAAGTAGCCCTGCGACTTACTGCCTGTTCCGACGTTGCCTCCGGAGTCACCAGCTATCAACGAGTCGTTAGTGGTTATCCTTGTGAAAGTAGGAGCCGTAGTGCTATTGGTGCTTGGTCCGGTAGCAGGGCTGACCCGAGACCAGGCAAAGCTAAGTAGAGATGCCTGTGATGACACGACAGTAGTCGACAGATTCTCGTTGTCGGTAGCGGTGGTGATTTGGCTGATAGCATGACTGTCGATAGTACCGGTCTGAGTGATCGCGTTGTGCGACGTTGCTACACCCATCGTGAAGCTAGTTGTTCCGGAGAGGGTGACCGCAATGGTATTCGATCCTGACGCAGGATTGACCAGGTACCAGACCTCGAAGTCCTGGTTATTGCTCTCCTGCGCCGCTGTGATTCCATCCAGCTTAGTCAGGGCAACACCGTTGTAGGTGATGCCTGTGACCGTCCGAGAGGCCGAGTTGAACGTCGAAACAGCAACGGCGAGGAAGCGGTTCGACCCGGAGGTCGTGTGCGACCAGCTGAAGCTAGAGACGTTCGTCGACCAGCTTCCTCCGTTGCTCTTCGAGGCAGCATCGAAGGCTGCCTTAGCAGATAGAGGCCATAATAAGGCTACAAGTAGGACAGCGAGTAGTAGACGCTTGATCATGGGGTGCTCTTCACGCCGATGTTAAAGCCAGCTGCAGTAAGGTCCGAGACTGCCCAGGCGCCTCCACCGTTTGGATTGGTCGCCCAGACGTTGTAGTAGTTGGCAAAGCTGGTTGTGACTGTGACATCCGACGAGTTCGAGTCGACACTTCCGGTACGGAGGTTGTGCTCAATGTGTTGTGGTCCGCTAGCCCCTCGCTGCCCACGGAACGATGTTACGACTGCATTGACGGAGAAGCTGCCTGAGGGGAAGGTTGTATTTGCATTCCCGAACTTGACACCGCACTGGTTCAACTGGTTGTTGGTCGCGCTGCTGATGAAGGTGCCGTCGTTAAAGGTGGTCGAGTTGACGATCGCGGTACAGGGGTTGGTCCCGGTCCACGCTGTCGCATTACCTGCTGAAGCAGGCTCCATCGTGACCAGAGCCATTGCTCGAGTATCAGCATCCGCTGCGATCGTCTCTGAATAGGTGTCGGTGGTATTCGTCATCGCGCCGTAGGCGATCTGGTTTAGCTGGGTGCGACTGTCAGTGGTGACGTCGCCACTGAAGGTACAGATCGAGGCACTGTTGACGTAGAGCGTCGCCTGTCCGGAGACCGCATAGTTGATGAATAGGTCTACCTGAGTGACACCGATCGTTGGTAGCGCACCGGAGGTGCAGGTAGCAAGGTCAGTAAACGTGCCACCAGTCGACCGCTTCGAGAGCTTGACCTGCCCTGCGGTACCGGTCCCACGTACCAAGATTGCAGGGTTCCCGTCTGAGGCATAGACGACTACCATCTGGCCGCCGGACACTGTAGCAGTACCGTCCACGTTCCCATACTGGAAGTGCAGCCAGAGAGTGCCAGTGTTGGTGAAAGTCGGAGAGATCCAGCGGTACGGATTTGGATCGGTGGAGCTCTGGCTGTTCAGAACGATCGGCGCACGGGAGTAAGCAGCTCTGAACCGGGTCGTAGTTGTGGTAACATTGCAATTAGTTGCGCAGGTACCTGCTCTCGTGAAGTCGGCGTCCTCATTGCCGGCGAACAGGATCGTGGCTTCAACTGGACTGTTGACGGCTAGCAGCAGTACCAGAAGCAGGAAGGATAAGAGGCGCCTCATGTTATGCTCCATCACCAGTAACGGTAAATGTTGAAGTAGAGAAGACAGACACACCCAAGTATGAATTCTGTCCGAAGGTCTTGGTAAACGAATGTGGGTTTGCAGCAAACGTTGCGCCACCACCTGCAGACACTGTTACTTGACCTCCTGCGGTAGTTTGCAACAGGGCGATGTTGCATCCTACAACAAGGGACGAAGGAACGGTCACTGCGACTGGCGACGAATTGGTGAACTTAACTGTTGTGCCACAGTCTGCAGCAGCCAGGGTATAAGTAGTACCCGACTGGGTCGTGACTGTCCCTATGACAGTCCCGAAAGTATTCGTGCCGGACCAGGTATTGTTGCCCGACGAAGAGGGAGCTGCCGTACAGGTGAAGATCCCAGTGCCTGCCAGTGCTGAGGCAAAGCTCCCAGCGGAACAAGTGAATACCAGTACCGGACTTACCTTCTGGACTGTCTGGGCTAACAGAGCCCCGACAAGGCCTACCGACAGCAGGCCGGCAATTACGATGGCACGAAGCCGAAGCTTGGGCTTTCCCGTTCCCGTTCTCATGTCAGAGTCCATCCGCCTTGGGATTGCGTTACGACCCACGTGCCGGCTGCGTGGCATTCAAGCATTATGAACCACCCCTTGGTGTTCCCCTCGATAGTACCTCCTGGAGCACTATCCGAACCAGACCAGGTTATTACGTCTGTGCCGTTGGCGGCGAAGCGTAGAATCTGGTTCACGATGACAGAGAGGCCGTAGTTGAGTCCGATCACTGCAGCAGGAAGCGATCCGATGACTGTCCCTCCGGCTCCTACGTTTGTGTAGCGGGTTCCGCTCTCTCCGGCCGAAACAGAGAAGTTAGCTGTCTTAGCGACTACCGGGACAGTAGTGGCTGTGCTTCCCGCAGCTCCTCTGATAGCGAAGTAGTTGACACCATCCGAGTGGATGGTCGCCCCTTGGTTCTGTTGTAGAATTAGGGTGGCTGCCCCATTGATAGTCGAGGGGCCTGCTGCCGTAATTGTGGCTGCTCCCACTCCGATGTTGATCACCCACAGCTTCGAATCCGGCGGCATGAAGATACCGCTGGAAGAGTTAGCTGCAGCCAGAGCTACTGCGACCGGGGACGCATTGTTGAAGACAACGATCTTGCCAGCGTCCGTGTACAGGACGGTGTAGGAGGTGCCTGCCGTCGTGATGACAGGGGTGCCATCAACCTGATGGCCTCCAAGCAGAGTTCCATCACCGACGAACAAGCGGTCGAGGTCTTGATCAACGAGGAGCTCGCCGTCATTGGGCACGAGGGCCAGACGAGCAGCAGAACCTCCACGCCTAAAGTCAATTTTGCCTGGCATCAGAAGGTCCCCAAATCAATCTCGACGTCGGTAGGTGAGCAGTCGCCGAAGCCTCCCAGATTCAGATCCCACTCAGCATCTGCTGCGTTGAGATCTACCTCCTGACCAGCTTGCAAAGCCAGAACGATAGGATTGCTGCTCTGTGTTGATCCGATCCCCAGAGGAGTATACGGATAGACTGTGACCGACGATAGATCCTCGAGCCCTTGTCCGTACAGATTGAATGACTGGTACTTCGAGTACAGAAGAGACCCGATGAAGTCTGGCGGGAGGGAGTCTTCGAAGACTGCGTCGTCGATGCGGAGGAACTGACTGTCTGTGGGATGAGCACAAGGAGTAGTACCGAACATCCCTCTATATAAACCTGTGAGATCGTAGGCGTTCTGACCTGTTAAGGTAGCAGTGGTATAACCGATGAACTCAACGTCGCCGTCTGGGTCTTTGACAGCGCACACACTTAGACCTGAAGCAGCCTGTGCATCCGTCACAGACTCCAGATTGCCGTTGCTCATTATTAACGATACCGACAGGGTGTTTGTATTGTCGGGGTTAGAGCCAGTATAGTCCGGGAGAGAGGCAGTAGTCACCCCCTGACGAGATGGACCTCCCTTGGTGCCGAACTGGATGTAGGTCGCATCATCGTCTGAGACGTAGACGTTCGCTCCTCCCCAATTGGGATCCGAAACACCTGCTGTACCTCCTGAGATGCCGACCATGATGGTCGGTAAGGACTTGCCTCGGAAGGTGAGAAGCTCCGGAGTTGGCTCCAAGATGATCGGCGGATTGACGGGACCGGGGGCCACTCCTGTATCGAATAGTGTCGGAGGCACGCTTTGCTGCTGTGGGTACAGGATCGTGGAGGTGGCTCCTATCGGGAACTCCTCGCAGACAAAGGTCAGTACCCCCTTCTCATCCTCTTCGATGGTCTGGACGCGCACAGGGAACTTGTTCAGTCCCAGAGTCGCATCCGTGAGCGAGACTGCATCCATGGGCTCTAAGACGCAGTACTGCCATCCGAGCTTGAAGGTGAATGTCCTACGGATGGCAATGTTACGCTTGAGCTGGATGTGCGCGCTGACAGAGGCATAGTTGATATGGGTGAATTCATCAGCGAGGCCCATACGATCGACACGAGGACCGTATGTCTCAACCTGATTCTCGTCTTTCGCCTCAGCAACCGAATCGTTATAGAGGAGGTACCGGTCTCGGAAGTCGATCCTGATGACATTCTTGACATCTACAGGGTCAACTCGGCTTACGGTAACCGGGTCTTCTCCTTCGTCGGCCTGGATGAAGTCCAAGTCGGTAAGGTCGAAGAGTATGGGATTCTTAGGACTGTAGTACTTCAGGGCCCTATCAGCATGAGCTGCGTCATAGCCAGGATTGGTCCCGTCGTACTTGTCCCAGTACGGGATGAACTTAAGTATCGTCCCTGTCCACACAGGAGCAATCAACATGTTCTTGCACCAGCGGTCCAAGATGCTGGAGGCAGGTTCTACGTTGTTCAGGACGACAGACATCCCGAAGCCAACAGCCTGACAGTAGGTGGAGACTGCATTGTCTCCGATAGCAGGGTTGGTAGCATCTGCAGACGAGAACAGACTTGTGGAATCCACGAAGGATGTTGGTACGGGAACGCCATACCGAGTATTGGTCAACAGATCATAGATGCACTCTGCTGGATCGGCATCCATCAACACTTGAGTGCTATCTGGCGCAGTGTACAGGTTAAGTGGGCAGGTACCAGCAAAGATACCTTTCGGAACGAAATTGAGTTGGGGGATTGTAGCTGAGGAATCCAACGGCCAATGATAGAAACCTATAAAGGCTGTGAAGGTGTAGTTGTAGACGTCGTCCGGATGATCCAGTAGAGGAGGCCATACTGCCTGGTCTTGCGTCCCGAAGAACAGCTCGAAGACCTTGCCGTCAGGGGCAGTGCTAGGGGTGTAGGTGGCTTGGTCGTCGAAGACGATATACAGGTCCGAGATGTCTCCTTCACCTAGGGCCCCCATGAATGAGGCAAAGTACTTGAACCCAGTTGTCTCGTTCTTGCCTCCCGACAGGAGTCCTTTGCCTCCACCTGACTTAATAGCCTGCGACTGAAAATCGTTCGCATAGATGACATTCATGGTCACTCGGGGAGTGCCATAAATGATCGGGATGGGTAGGATGTTGACAGCCGTCTGGATCTGGAGACCCGTGAACTCCGGGATCGCCTTCTTCTTGGACGGCGCGAACAAGAACCCCATTAGACTGGTTCCTCCGCATCTGTCTGGAACTCTGGCAGGACGTAGCCCTTGCCTTCAGGACACCAGTACGAGAAGAACCTCGGACGACGTTTTGCAAGGTTGTAGTTGGACACGAAGCTGTCTGAGCGGCATTTCCCAGGAGGGTTCGCATGGATGAGGTTAGGCCATTCGGTAACTATGCCTCCGTGTGCCCAGCAGTGACCGAACTTGAACAGGACGACATCTCCAGGCTTGGGAGGCCCTTCAACTTCTCCTGCCCAAGTGAGAACAGCTTCAAGATAGAGCTCAGTACGTTGGTGGATCGCCCACTGAGCAGGATAGGGTCTAGGATCGAACCAGGGAATCAGCCCTACCCGGCTGAAGATCTCGATGAGGATCATGGCACAATCGACGCCTACATCCTTGATCGATCCGTTCGAGACATAGGGAGTCCCGACCCAAGTGAAGGCCTCAGCCACGAGGAGTTTCCTCGCCTCTTCCTCGGTTGGTGTCGGAGTCGGGGTTAGCCCGGGAGGATTTGTGTCGACTGTCTGATCGGACATTCAGCTAACATGCACTGATGTTTGGGGGTACCATTGACGAGGGGAGCGGAACAGCGGCTGCATCTATCCGTAAATGATTTCACTACCTCTTCGTGGAGGGAATCGATCGTACCAGGAGGCAGTCTCTTCAGGAACGCCTTGAAGAGTGCCAAAGCTCTTTCGCCCCTCTCCAGAGGAGGCAAGTCTGGCGACAAGAACTTATCTAGATCGACCATCGGGGTGCTATGCAGCCACGACCACGGGAGGTACCTTCGGGAATCCTCGGAAGCTGACTAACCTGTTGAACTTGAGCTCGCATGCTCCCCCACGACCCATCTTGGTGCAGCCCGCACTGGCCTCAAAAGTATCTCCAGGGTTCGGCAGTTGAGCTAGAGGGTAGGCCAGACCGAATGTAGTTCCGTCGTTACTTTCGATGGCTACCTGTACATTGATGAGTGGCCCAGATGTGAACTTCAAACGGCCTAGCGCGTAGTAGGGGACCCCATCGGCTCCAGTGACGGGAGAGATAGCCGTCGTTGGATTGATGTCTTGGGGAGAGGCCACGCCTACGGTGTAGGTCGAGGTGAAGTCTGCCCTGACCGCTCCGCATCCCGGCTCGTACAGAGTCCAGAGACAGCCCTGCTGGTAAGTGTTGCGAGGCATGTCTATGTCGAGCAGAGACATGGGCGACTTGACCTTCATCTCGCAGAAGGTCCGACCCATACGGTCGATAGTTGAGACGAAGCCCAAGAACAGAGGTATGATTGCTACAGGCTGCTCGAGGTAGTCTCGATAGGCTACTTGCTGGCCCGCTGCCCAGAAGACTCGATCCCGTTGGATGGTTGCACCGTCCAGGAGGCCTGATTGAACTGCAGTGAAGAACTCTGCACCGGCTAGCTGCTCTCCAGGGAAGGCTGAGATCTTCACGGTCAGTTCATCGACCTTGAAGCCTACTCCGAGATTGTACTGGAGGCCTTCGATACGTAGGGCATTAGCCTTGTAGGTGTGGCTATTGAGGTTGAGATCCAGATCGATGCTCGTGAAGTAGTCTGCCGCTCCATCGTTGAGGGTGAACGTGTAGAGTTCAGCTATCGCGAACCTGTGCTGGGTCAGGATCAGCTGGATCATCTCGGGAGGAACGTCTTTCACCCTTCCTGCTCCCCTTACCGTTTGTCGCTACGGAATTTGCAGGACTGCAGAGTCCACATGTGGTGCATGAACTGTTCGAAGTCTTGAATGTCCTCGATGAACCTGCAGTAGTAATAGTACGAGTAGTCCATGGTGATGACTACGCCATCAGACACCGGAGTTGTGAATACTACGTTGATCAAGTCGGAGTCGATGTCCCAGTTTGCAGGGTCGTCCAATACGCCATCGAGGTACACGTTCATAGGCTGTAGGAGGTTAGCTCCTCCGACAGGCTCAATGAACCAGGTGCTCCAAGTCCTCATCAAACGGAACGTTGTACGAGTGCCATCGCCTGTCGCGATGTGCTGATTCAGTCGGCGGTTGTCTTTCGGGTTGTTGTAGAAGAACCTTCCATACTGGCCTCGGCAGGCTACGAACAAGCCCGAGATCTCTTGGAGCTCCTTCATGCCTGCGACAAAGTGACCGGTATCCTTATCGACGTTCTGTGTCTCGTCCGCCAAGAGCTCGAACGTAATCTCGAACTCCCAAAGCGGATAGGCTTGCCTAGCAGAAATCTGCTCGACGCCTTTAACTGTAGTCTGTACTATCGAGGCATAGGTTGGCTTAACGTGAACAGAGAAGCCTGGCCTCAAGGTAGGAAAAACCGGAGTCGGTGTGGGATAAGTGAACGCCATTACGGCCACCAGTCAACGATGAGATTTGCATCACCGGGCCTAAAGGGATTACCTCCGTATGCGTCGTTTGCTGCAGGGAAGATGTTACCTCCTCCAAGTCCCGTCGTACCGTCGCACCTGATCTCCATATGCATGGTCAACGGGCTGAGAGGGTTTATCTTGGCTGAAGGAATGTCAGTCCTACCTCTTGTGACCTCCAAGAACTGAGTTGTGTCGGTGATATCCATATCGATGTGGATTTCTATCGGAGGATCGATACAGTTGGTGAACACAACCCTCATATAGCAGGCTGTAATGTTGTAAGTGGTCACGATAAACTTTGTGAAGTAAGTCCTACAGGTGACTCGGAAGGACCCTGTATCGGGTACCTGTATATTACCTGAGACAACCGTGAATAGGTTGCTCGGGAACCCTGTATCAACATCAGGCCTCTGGAACTGCCAGCCGTTGGCTACATATGGAGCTCCGATGGCCGTGCCAAGATCTGGTGCGTATAGCCATACCTCTTGAGTTGGAGGAGGATCAGTTTGGGGCGTCGTGATAATCGGATCTTCATCCGGGATATGCTTTGGAAGGAAGATTGTACTCCCAGGTGGAGGAGGTGGGTCAGGCAAAGTACTCCTGAACTTCAAGGAAGGAACACGCCACCAACCGTAGGCGAACTCCTCTAAGTCGAGCATATCCTCGATGAAGCGACAGTAGTAGAAGAACGAGAAGTCGGCTGTAATCTCGACTCCCGGTGCAGGAGGATTTACGAACTTAAGAGTACGGAGGTCTGTATCGATCCACCAGTTGTTTGGCTGTAAGACGATAACCCCGTTGAAGTACACGTTGAAGGTTTTGCCTACCCGGACATCTGCAATGCCGATAGGCTCGACGATGGCGTAAGGAGCAAACCCCCAAGTCCTGCTTAGCACAAAATCCTTAACAACTCCGTCACCTGAGCCTATGAGCTGCCCGACGCGAGAGTTGTCGTCTGGGTCCTGGTAGATGAAGGTTCCGTATTGCCCGTTCAACAGAAGCCAGAACTCAGACAGAGTCTGCATCTCTGTGTATCCCAGCACGTCTGAGAACGGAGAAGGATTTTTGCCCTCGTCCCTCAGGACCTCATACGTTAGTTCGAACTCCCACAGTGGATAGGGCATCTGATAGTTGGTCACCTCTCGCCCTGAAGGAGGTGAGCTCACTATCGAAGCGAACGTGGGCTTCTTGTGCACAGAGAAGCCTACATGGATCAGAGGCTCGGCCGGGAAGAGAGGGATATCGGTCATGACTTCGGTCAGCTAGAAGCCTGCAGGCCTCCAGCCGTTCCGAGCGGCGTTTTCAGCCCAGCGCATCATGGAGTTGCTGTTCCTCCTCATCAATCCTTCAAAGGACGAGCGTGTCGCAAATGGATGGTACCCCGAGACATTGGCGTTGTAGTTCAAAGTGGTCGTGTTGCTACCTCCACCTCCACTTCTGTTACCTCCTGAGGCGGTGTTGTGGATCATGTTCTGTACGCCGTCAGAGAGATCTGCTGGTAGGACCATCTCCCTGGGATGGATGACAGCTAGGGTACCTCCACGGCCGTCATCAACCTTCATGCCTCCGGCGGCTGAAGGGACGACCATACCTGCATAACCGAAGAGGCCTCCGATGAACGGGATCGCCTTAAAGAGTGAACCGATACCCCCGAGAGCAGAACCGACTCCCGATGTAGCAGCCCCAGCAGCGTGGGCTTGTAGAGCTGCCTCGTCTGTTACAACAGCAGCAGTGTGACCAGTTTCAGCGGCCTGCCCTAGAACCTTCGCACCAGTCAGGGCCGTCTCAGTAGTAGCTGCGGTACCCTTGACTGCAACGCCAGTTGCCGTAACTGCTGTGTCCGTATTCTTGGTCGCCGTACCGAGTGTTGTTGCAGCCTGTTCGATGACCTTAGCACTCGCGAGTTTAGTGCTTCCCCCGAACAGCAGATCAAATCCGCTTGACAGGTTCTTGATAGCACTTGGTAGACCTGTAACCAGCGAGAGGGCTCCACCAAGTACTCGCATCCTGGGGCTCACCAGCGCCAAACCGCCTGCTAAGGCTGACAGCCCTGAGCCCACTCGGGTTAGAGCATCCCAGGTACTACCTGTGCTTGTGCTTGTTGAACTCGACGATGAGGTACCACCGGAGCCTGTGGTACTGGGCGTCCCGGTGTCCTTGTTACCCCCGCCCGTCCCAGTGCCTGTACCTTTGGACTCGATGGTAGTCGTCAGCTTTGTCAGAGCTTGGGTGTTCTTGCTGATTTCTGAAGCCGACGATTGGGTCGAGCGGCTGTCTTCGGTTGTTGCAGTCGTACCCTTCTGGGCTTCTGCTGTATTGCTTCTGGTTACGTTAGCATCGTCCGACATAGCCGTTTTGGCTTGAGTCGTCTCTGTCGAGAGACCCTTAACGGCTGTGCTGTTCTCGTTGACTGCTTGCTTGAGGGCCGCTGCATCAGGGTCGCTGCCTCCTCCACTGCCCCTTCCTGACCATCTGCCTCCTCGGGCTTCAACAGGCTCGATATGCCAGGGCTCTTTCTTCTCGCTCCAGTTCTCAAGCGGAGCCCACAAGCCTTGCTTGGCTAAGAAAGGCCGCATCCTCTCGAGTTCTGCCTGCGACAGCTGCTCTCCGCCAGCACCTCTCAGGTCGTTGGCTAGGCCAAGCTGCTCAACCTGGTCTCCGTACCCATGTAGTGAACCGCCGGGCTTGGCGTGTCCGATGCCTGCAACCTGTTGAGATACAGGTCGGAAGAGACTCCCCTTTGAGACATCCATGCCGGACGACCGAGCATCAGCCAAGGCTGCATCAAGCCGAGTATGGAAGTCCTGAGCCAGCTCTGGGCTGTCTCTGCCGACAGTTGGAGATGGTACATTAACTGAAGACGGTCCCGTGATATTGAAGGTACTGGTACCACGGAGTGTAGGTGAGGTTAGATCGCGCTCGCCTGAGGCACCACCACGGAGCTCAGCGGGAGTCGGGCCAGCTCCTCCAGGACCTCCCCTCGAGATCTGGGCACCAGCTCCGATACTCTTAGCCTGATCGATCTTGGTGGTCAGGTCTTTGATCGCTTGGGTGTTCAGCTCAACGTAGTTGCCGGACTTCTTGGTGACCTCAGTCAGGTTCTGTTGTGCCGTCTTGAGGCTCTCGTCAGTCTTGCCCGGGCCTAGGCCGATAGCCTTGGTAACCCAGCTTGAAATAACCGAGCCGAGAGTGGTGTCTTTACCCGCTTCGGTCTCTACACCTAACGACTTGGCAAGCTGCTGTCCCGCAAGCTGGCTCGCTATGGAGCCTCCGAGACCAACGACCCCTCTTATCAGGGCCTGTCTCAGCTGCTGGGCCGCTTGCACCCGAGTCATTGTCCTGTCTAGGGCGCCCGTAATGACCTGCTCGATAGCTGACCCGACTTGATCGAACGATCGCTTGAACGCCTCCGCCATCTGCTTCGACGATTTATCGGCAGCAGCGGCGATCTTGTCCTGCTCGGATGCTACTGCCCGAGCGTAATCAGCCTCCAGCTGTAATCGTTTAAGTTGGAACTCCTCCCTGACGTCCTGCTTGAGGTTTTCGTTCGCGAGGATCGCGTCGTACTGGGCTGCTAGTTGGGTGTATAACTGAGCGGTATACTCAATCTGGTAACCTGCTGCCTGGGTCGCAGTGATTTTATGCTCACGAACCTGAGCTTCCATATTTCTACGGAATGTCTCAAGATACGCATTGTCGATACGGCTCTTCATCTCCGTTTGACGCATGGTCTCACGGATCTGATCGTCGACAGCTCGCTGAGCAGCGCGAGCCATCTCAGTTTGGACTTCAGCCCACTGGTTACCGGTCTTACCGAACAGACGTGCCGCCTCGGAAGCCCACTCCTGGTAGATCTGCCGAATCTGTGTCCAGTTCTTACTGGCTTCCTGGAGCTTCTGACGCTCTGCAGCAGCGAAGCGTTGGTAGTTCTGTTCGGCTATCTGATTGGCAAGGGCTGACTGCTTCGACTGCTCTGCACTGTACCTTTCAGGCTGACTTGCATCCTCTCCTCTGGCACGCATTCCGGAGAGGATCTCTCTCTGAAGGCGCATCTGAGTATTGAGGTCGCTGGCAGCTTCGATCTGCTTGCGATGCTGAAGCTCGAC